GCGAGTTTGAGTAGGGATGACGCTTTTAACTCGTCAATAATAGAGTCGATTGTCTCCTTGTATTTACCTTTGTCAATCAAATCAGCAAGATAGGCTTCAATGTCTGCATCACTTGGCTTTTGTGGCGCTGTAATCGTACCAGCTTTGATGATGTCCACGAATGCAAGAGGGTCGTTGATAGCGACACCGGCTGAAATCAGTGTCATGGCACCGTAGCCAGTCTTCATGCCTTCGAGCTCTGCTGAGTGCAATTTGTTGATCTCACGCAAGAACGCAAGTCCGAAAATCAAATTAAAGTCTCGTCCGTTGATAGATAGAATCATGTTTTATTTCTCCTTTATACAAAAAAAGCAAGGGCACAAAGCCCCTGCAATTAGACTAGATAGATGAAACTAGGCCGTCTTCTTTAGCAAGAGTGTGGTAGTCGTATTGAGTGCTTGCGACTGCTCTCTTCTGAGCTTCTGTCAAGCTATCAGTAGAAATAATACCGTTGCCGTCGATAGCCATTTCATAAGAAAGCTCAACTTTGTCGTCAGCGGGTGCTGCGATTTCAAAGTTTTTAAGGTAGCCTTGGTAATATTCAACGTCATAGACATCTTTGCCACCAGAAGCGCGTTTAGAAGCAAGGTCAACTTGCCAGCACTCTACTTTGTCGCCTGCGATGAACCATTTACGCATTTCACGCCACATTTCAGTAGTTGTGCCATCTTCACGATATGCAAGTGATACGAATTCCCCAGACACTTCACCGTCTGAAATTGAGTTAACCACACCGTCTTTTGTTTTGGTTGTTTCGACCTCTTTTTCAGCATTGATAGTGTGTTCTGTTTGGAAACGTACTTTAGCAGCGTCTTGCGTCTTTTGGTCTTTAACACGACGGAAGAAGACCATTAGGTCTTTACCCAAAATAAGTTCTGCCATTTATTCCTCCTTTTTGATATAAGTAAATGAAAAATCCAGCACAATGTGGATCAATGGCTGGACGTCTGTATTATCTGGTAAGACTTGCTTGTCTGTACCAGTCTTCAATAAGTTGTATTCAAACCCTTTAATTCGTTCGCTAGCTCGTTCCAACGCTTGGCAGTGGGTGTCTAGCTCTGCACGCTGCACTCTAGTCCCGTAGATATGGACGGTTTGTCTTATCGTTCCAAAGTTTTCGTTATTGAGTGTAGGCGCTGAACTGTTCTCGCCAATAAATGCAAATGGATAGCTAGCGGATGAGTCGGGTAAGTAGTCGTAAGTTGCCAGTTTCTCACTAGCAATAGCGAATAGATTTCTGAATAAGTCGTGGCTAGGTGTCATTTAAAGGCTCCTTCCATAACTTTACGGATTTGTTCAGTGAAATAAGGCTCGATTTGGTGCATCATAGGACGCATAAACGGCTTACCAGGCTGATAGCGTGTGCCAAACTCTTGGAATCCGCTATAAGACGCTGCTGAATGGATGTGCGATTCTTCGCCCAAATGCCTAGTGGTGATATTAGCTCTCAAGAAACCAGTATCCACTGGCGCAAGACCTTTTGAAATGCCCTTGCCTTTCTCGGCTGAGTTTTTAAGGGCGTTTTGAGCTTGTGTTCTAACCCCTTGACTTGCTTTGTTCAAAGCAGCAGCGAGGACTGTGTCCCCTCTCCACTCGATTGTGAAATTAGCCATTTAGCTCACCTCGCTTCAATCGGATTGCCCCTTTTATCGGTGCGTCAATGCGTTCGATAGGATAATACTTCTTACCCTCGTATAGAGCGTAGTCAAACGGCTTCTGCTCTTGATTGAATCGGCATATCATGACCACGTCTGACCTGCTCCCGTAGGCTTCAAATGCACGTTGTTGGTCAATAAAATTGACTAAACAAGGCACAATCTTACTAGACTGTGCCTTTTCTTCGTGTTTATCAGTTATCGGGTTGTAAGTCGAAGCGCCCTGCTTCACTAGCTTGATGCGGTGCGGTGTTTTCATAGAAACTTCACCTTACCTTTTCGAGCCAGTGAACCGTCCAGGCCAAAATCTTTATCCAAAATCTTTCTGTAAGGTTTGAACATGTCGTCCCAATCCTCGTAGGTGACTGAATAGCCGTCTACGTTTTCGGTTTTGACACCTTCTGACCCCTTGCGACCATAGAGCTTGTAAACAACATTTTCGATGATGAAATGATATTTCTTGTCAATCTCGGTTGTCCCGACTAGCGCTTTGAAATAGCTCTCAGCGTCGTTGACTAAGTCTTCAATCAATTCATCCTCAAGATCGTCTTCAACGTCGATACCCAACCGACGCTTAATCTTCTCAAGTTGGATATCGTTCATTTTAGACCTCCTCCGCAGCCTTTAGAAGAACTTCTAAATCTGCTTTTTTTGCTTTGGCATCGTACTCGACACCAGCTTCATCAAGTTTTGCTTTGAGCTCCTTGACTGTAAGCTCTTTTGGCGGCTCGACTTGTTCGATACCACCTTTTTCAAGAACTTCTGCCACACGCTCTTTAGAGGGCTCATAGCCTTCTCGTGGGTAAACTTCCCCGACTTGATAGATATACTCGTTATCTTGCAAGTCACGGAATGTAATCTTAGCTTTATAGGTCATTTAAACCTCCTGACTAGACTCCTACTGGTTGGATCGCTGCAAATGCTTCGTCGTTTGGAATTGCCACGGCAATTTCAAAGATAGCACGGAGTGCTTGCATGTCTTGTTCGAACAAATGAACGTCACCAGAATCGAGTGTGCCATCATTTTGAACTTTAGACAAAGTAGCTTGGTCTGCGATTTTAAGACGCAAGTTAGTACCGTTTGGAATACCATAAACCAAACCGTTGAAGTTACCAGTAATCAATGTACCTGCTGGGTAAGTTTGCCCATCTTGCAATTGAAGTTGAGAATATGGAAGGCCATCAAGCTCACCGATTGCGTTAGGGTTAGCTGGTTTAGTGAAGATGTGTTGACCGCCGTTCACATTGTCGACAATCCCACGGAGTGTGCGGTTGATAGTGCGGTGACCTACGAATGCGTTAGGTTCTTTTTCTGATTTATCTTCAACATCGTAAATGTTATTGAGGTTGATGTCCCCAGATACGACGTTTTGAGCACGTTTAGCAGACGCCAAGACGTTAGCACCGAACGGGTTGTTATACAAACCAAGGAACGCAGCCCCGTCGATTTTCTTGTTAAACAAGTCAACAATCTTGTCCTTGATTGACTCAAAGAAGTCAGTCCAAGTGTAGTTAAGGACTTCTTCTGTTACTGGCAAGATAACTGCCAATTTGCGAGATTCAAGAACGTAAGATTTAGTTTGTACTTTTGCTGTACCGATTTTTTGACCTTCACCCACGAAGTAAGCGTCTGTCAATTGACCAACTTCAACACCTTTGCGGACCATTTTGCCGTCCATTTCAACTTTTTGGCCAAGCTGAATAACTTTTGAAGTTTTAACGAGTTCGTCAGTGAATAGATCAGTGATTTGTTCTGATGTGACCTCTTTTCCAAGAGAATCAGACAATAGGACTGTGTCTGGATTAAATTTTTGTTGAGCCATGCGCTCTCCTTTCTTAAATTAGAAATTAGTGATTTTGGCTTTGTCAAACTTGTCTTTTCCACGATGTGAACGCCCTTCCTCTCCACCGCTTGTTCGAGGTGGTAGAGCTTTGGCTTCTTCTCGTTTCTGCAAGTTTAAGATGTTAGCCATGTTTGAAACAGCTAGCTTAGTAGCTTCTTCATCGCCTTTGACAACGAAAGCGAGCGTTGACTCATTGACGGGCACACCTTGAGCTTCGAGCTCTTTAATAGCGATATCCTGCATTTGACGTTGAGCGATTTGGGCTTGAAGTGCTGCAATTGTGCTCTGGGCTTCTTCGAATTCTTTATCCCGCTGTTTCTGTTGCAGTTCTTGAAGTTCTTCCTCACTCATTTTAGCTTTAGCAACGGCTTCCTCGATTTGAGATTGAATACCGGTTTGCATATCAGCAATTTCAAGAGTATGTTTTTCTTCCATCTGCTTGAGTCTACGCTGCATCTCAGCAACTGACACCATTTTTTCCTCTTTTTCCGGCTGGCTAGCTTCAACCTCTTGAGGATTCTCAACTGTTTCAAGTTCTTTTTCTGCCATGATAGGCTCCTTTCTTTACGCTTTAACGTCCAACCTCGACGAACTCATGCAGCTTTTAACGTCCTCAGCACGGTCTGGACAAGGGCTTACTCGCCCCAAACGCCGTTAACAGCTTCTTCATCAAGCGTGCTGCCACCGGCTTTGTATTCCATTTTGATGTGTCCATACGCTGAACAACGACAGTTAGGGTGCATGGGGTACATGTTAACCCCTTTTTCTGCCTTGTTGATTGGTATGGCTTTTTTATCCAAAGGCTTACAGATATCGCAAGCCCCGCTTTCTGCAACATAGATTAAATGCGTAAAGTCATTCTCCTTCAACATCATCAATTCTGTATCAGCATTAATACGAGCTATTTCGGTCTTGAGTAGCCGTTGGGCATTGGCCTGGCTTGTGTTGTATTTCTTAGCTAATCGCTGCCGTTCTTGCTTAAAACCGTCCATGTCGGTGAAGATACGTGCTAACGAGCTAAACACATCCTTCTGCATGTTTGCATGAAGTCCGTTTCTGCCCCATACTCTACGACTGAAATTCTGACCGTAGAAATCAGCGTCTAAAATCGCTCTCATGCGACTTACTGCATTGACGGCAGAATTGCCCAAAATACCTGCTTGACGCCTAAACTCGGCTAAATATTCGCTCTCACGCGCCTCGTCAAAGACTTCGTTAACGTCTGATATAAGGCTAGCTATTTCAAGCCTTAATTCTGCTTTGAGCAGCTCCAGACGGCTGACTTTCATTTTCAAGTTAAACAGTCTCAGCCATTGGTTAGTACTGTGTGAGAAATCCTTCTCGACTACTGCTTTTCTAGCTCGGTCTCTGTACTCAGTGACATCGAACTCACTAGCCCGCTTCATCGCTTCTGCATGGCTTAACCCCTCTTTGTCAGCGTAACGCATGTAAAAACCGTTTATTTGGCTCTGCATGCGGTTATAAGACACTTGATAAAGCTCTTTTAAAACCTTGTCACGCTCTACATCACGCTTGATTAGGTCGGATTGTGCTTTCCGTTCGGCATTGTAGCGTTCATTATTCGTCATCATCCTCAGCACCTACAATCTGGCTAACTTCTAGATCAGTAGCCCCGCCTTCTTTGAGCAAACGGCTCTTTTCTTTGCGTGCATCGGTGAAACTAGCTGATTCCATAAGTGTTTCTTGTGAGATTTCCATGCCAGAATTGATAGCTGATTGAATCTCAGCCCATACATCCGTTGGTAAGTTCTCATGAAATGTAAATGTCAGCATGTCAGCGTCCACTGGTTCGATACCTTTGAGATTGGTAGACAGCAACTCAAGCAGTTTATAGCGTCTTCGGAGCGCTTTGACAAAGAACCCACGCTTAACGGCTGTAACTTGCTGTAAGTCAACTAGCTTGTAGCGGATAGCAATCCCAGACGTAGCTGAGAAAGTCGAGTCGTCCTGCAAATTAGGCAACCCGACAATGCGGAAGAAGTCTTTAATCAGACGTGATTTGTACGCTTCAACACCGCTGACATCGTATTGCTTGTAGATATAGCCGGCATCTAGTGATGTTTGTTGTCCGTTGTGTCCGACACCACTTTCAAGAACAAGCATGTTAGCGTGTTTCATTTTCATGATGTCAGACGCATTCATGCCCGTACTTTCGACATCGCCCTTGATAACCAACATGGCGTCATTAAGGTCTGACATATAGTTAGCCGTGTCAGATTCCGCTGCGTCGTAAGCGTCAATGATTGGAATACCTTTTTCCCAGTCCCCCGAACGCTCACGGTTATTCTGCCATTCAACCACTGGCACCATTCCGAACGGGTTTTCTTTGCGTTCGATTTCTTGCCAGTTTGGATCATAGCTGACAATCTTGTTATCTGTGTAGACTGTGACAAACATCTCACCGTCATACACTGGGCAATGTACAGCCGCAATGATATCCTTTCGGACGTCTGCGCTACGAATAGTGAACATTTCCCTTGCGTCAATCAAGACTACCGCTGGATTGCCAAACTCGTCATAATAATGCAGCTCGAACGCTCGCCCAAAACGTGAAGCGTCATAAACTAGCTCACGGTTAAGAGCTTCAATGTCGTTGTAAGCATTGAAATCGTCAATAGCCGTCAAATCGCTGTCAGTGTCAGTAGCGCCAATTGAAATAGGTTGCCCCACCGTGTAACCCGTAAAGAAACGGCTAGCTTGTCCGCCCAGGTCATGCCTAATACGGTAGTCAGCTTTCTCTGGTTCTAGTCGTTTACGACCATTTAGAATCGTGTAGTTATTCCCGTTTGAGTAGCTCTCTAGGATATTCAAGCGGCCTATCTGTCCATCTTGAAACTGAGCTACCATTTTTTCTAACTTCTCACGCCCTTGGAACGTGTCCACTAGGTCGTCCGCTGATTGAGTCATGAAGTGTGTGTTAGCTTCTTTTGGAAAACGAAGAAAGTCTTCACGTTTTTGCAAGCTAGTCGGCTCCATATCTCGCTCGAATTGATACGATCTAGGAATATACTGTCCTTCATGCAAAATATCGTCAGCACTATGTGTTGTATTCGTCATTCTATCTCCTTATCAGTTTGTTAACCCGTCTTATCTTAGCGTCTACGTTCTGTCTATCTTTGACAAAGATAAGGTTTTGTAGTGCGTATCTAATAGCGTCGATACAGTGGTTATAGCTATCACACGGCTTGTTGATGTACTCGTTTGTATGCTTATCTTTCTGCCATGTATAGTTCTCAAGTTCCTCAATCGTCTTGACACATCTCTCATCAACGATGATGTCAAACTGCTGCAAGAACTGAATCCCTTGTAGAACCGAGCCTTTACCCTTGTCTACTGGAATAGCTCGACGCAAGCCCAGTGTTTGCAATTCAGCAATAGACTTCTGTTCCGCTGAGTCAGCCATAATCACCTCTTTTGAGTAGCCAAGGCTAGTGATGGCTTCTGCTATCTGGTTGTTAAGCAAGCCCTTTTTGACATACTCCTCTAGGATGTATAGCCGCTTATTCTCTCGGTCTATTTTGACGTGCATAAACGCCGTGGGGTCGTTTGTAAAACCAAAGTCAAGACCAAAAAAGGACGGTAGCTGTTTAAGCTCGTCCTTATTGAGTAATTTTTTCTCGTACTTGGGAAATACTAGCTTATCGAGGGTGGCAAACTCACCCAAGGCATAGATTTTGTAGTAGGCTTCGTTTCGGTTTGCTAGCTCCTCGATATTCTCCTTGGTCAAGTCGTCCAGAAAGCGATTGTCCTTGTACGTCGTTTGATAAACCACTGTATTTTTAGGGTTCTTCACAAAGAACGCATTATATACCCAGTTAGCTTTAGACACTGGGTTAAACATCAAGTAGATTTGTTTCTGCTTGTGAGCTTTATCCCTTAGACGAAGTGTTAGCTGCGTGTAATCATCGAGCGTAAACTCTGACGCTTCTTCCATGACCACGTCTGAAATGCCTTTGAT